GATTAAGAAGAAGACCAATCTACCAGAATCCATTATTAATGAATACATGATGGGTCAAAAGGCAAAGCTAGAGATTGCTTATAGCAAAGCTGCTGAGCTTATTGGTGGAAAGGATCAACTTGCAAAGATGTTTGATTGGGCTAGTAAGAATCTAACCCAAGCAGAACAGAATGCAATCAATCAGAACCTCGCATCTCCTTCTTGGGATGTTGCTCTCTACGGTCTACAGGCAAAGTATGCCAAGGCTACAGGGACAAGCAAAGCTGCTGAACCCAAACAAACAGCCAAAGGACAAGTTCCAATGGCAAGCACTCAGCAGGGAATCGTTGGTTATCAAACCAAGCGAGAATTCATGGCTGAGCGCAACAACCCAATGTTCAATTCAGATCCTAAGTTCCGCAATTATGTGGAGCAGCGGATGTTGCGAACAGATTTTACAAAACTACCCAAATAATCCGCATCCTGAGACAGCGGATTGACTGAGGATAACCTATGGGTAAATCCCCCGGAAGGTAATGGATGACCCTTGGTTATCCTCACTCAAGCAAGTAGACTCCTTTAGGAATAATCGAACGATTGAGCGCGCTCTTATTGTCTCAAAACTTTTAGTCTACTTACATAAGGAATTAATCTAATGCCAAATTTCGGAACAGGCACAGATATCTCAAATGCTAACATGTTTGCGCTTCAGCGCAGTGGTCTTGGTGATGGTCCTGATGGATCAGGAGCAAACAAGATCTGGCTACCACTCTGGTCAGGCGAAGTAATCAACGCTTATGATCAGTACAATGTTTTTGAAGGTCTTGTCACAAACAAAACACTCTCAGGTGGTTACTCTTATCAGTTCCCAATGACCGGAACTGTTGGTCTTCGTGCATCTTGGGATGCTGGTAAGGAGCTACTCGGTGGCGATTCAACCAGCACTCAGATCAAGGTTGATCTTGATAAGCGTCCAATGGCTGCTCACTTTGAGTGCGACAATGTTGACTTGCTAGTTACTCAGTGGGATTACCGCTCTGAGCTAGCTCGTCAGGCTGGTCTAACCCTAGCTAACACCCGTGATCGTCAGCTTTGCATGGGTCTAGTTGCTGCTGGTGTAGTACCACAGTTGGCTTCAGATCCCCGTGGTCTTGCTGCTGCTGCTTTCCACGCTCCAGCTCAGATTGCAACTGGTGCTAACCCACAGAATGCTCCCGGTTCTTGCACTGAGGTTCAGGCTCTCAGCATTCTTCAGGAAATTGAGAACTACCTTGTTGGCTGCCAAGAGAATGATGTACCAGTTGGTACTACCTACTGCGCTGTAACTCCAAAGGTATTCCAAGTTATTCGTGCACTTGGTATTCCTCGCGTTTCTGCTGGTAGCATTGAAGCCGCAAACTCGCTACGAGGCGTAGCTCCAATGTTTGGTGCTTCCGATGTTTATGGTGGTGTTGGCGCTCCAATGTCACAGGGTATGAATACGCTTTCTGATGCCCTTGATTACATGGGTGTCAAGATTATCAAGACCAACCACATTCCAAAGATTGATCATGCTAGTGCTGGTAATGAAATCGGAAGTGCAAAGTATAACCTAACCTGCAATGGTTTCGGTATCTTTGGTATCATCTTCCAGCCAGAAGCAGTTGCTGGTCTATCACTCATGGGCATGAAGGTTGACACCGTACAGGATGTTCGCCGCAACACTCAGTTCACTGTTGCAAGCATGCTTAAGGGTACTGGTATTCTCCGTCCAGAAATGGTTAAGCTCATTACTGCTGGTGCAACAGCCAATGCTACTGATGAGCGAACCGAAATTGCAACTCTCCTAGGCGCTAACTATACAAATGGTTTTGCTGCTGAGTATGCAATTGCCTAATGATTGATTCACTCTCTACTTTCGGGTTTGTGTTTATGAACCGCGTCTGAAGAGGAGGTGATCTCATATCTACCCCCGGCCCCCTTAAGTGGGGGTCGGTGGGTTTTTTCTCTAACAATAAAGGAGGCTATATGGGCTTAATTACTAAGTTACAAGCTATTAATCAAATGCTTCTGGCTTCCGGTGAAAACCTAGTAGCCGACCTAGAAGGCGAATCAGGTATTGATACCGGAATTGCAGAAACAATTCTTGAACAAACAAGTATGGATTTTCAGCTAAGAGGTTTAGCATCCAACAAGTTTGTTAAAAAATATGAGTTAACAACTGATGGCTATATTCTTATGCCTACCCCAGATAACGATGAAGAAGGTATTCTTGCTGCTGAATTAATTTCATTACATTTTGCTGCTGATGGTGAAAGAATGATTAAAGCTAGAATTCTTAAAACAACATCTCCAAATAGACTTTGGAATATAACTGATGATACTGATATTTGGAAAGTATCTGGTGGTCCTTACTACATAGAGTTTATTATGAAACTACCTTGGGACAATATAGATACCGCATCACAAAGAGCAATACTTGCTACTGCTATGCGACACTATCAAAGCATAACTCAAGGTGACGAAGCAACTGATGCTTTCCTTGGATATCAAGAACAACTACACACAATTAAAGGTCGGGCATCGGATATGAATGATAAGAAAAAAAATATCTTTTCTTCTTCAAGTATCTTACGAGATGCTGCTCTACGCTCCCGATACTTTAGCGATCCTAACAGATTTAGGTACTGGCGTACCAGAGGTATTTAATGGCAATACGCAGACGAGGCCCACGGGCTGGATTGGTTACTACCAAGATTCCTGTTTATGTAACAAACAGTGTTGGAAGACAGTCACCAAACCGTAGACAGCCAAACGAGGCGGAAAACATTGATAATGCTCTAGTATCTCTTGAGCGTAACTTTGAAAAGCGTCCCGGCTTTGAAATTGTTCCACAGAAGTCAGTAACAACAGCAACACAATGGAACTTAGGTTCTACAGCAACAAGACTAGATCTTTATTCTTTAGCTAATGTAGATCCTACCCATGATCTTTGGTACTATTGGTATAGTATCAATGAAGAAAATACTTTCTTGGTTGTTATTGACTTTAATGCAACAGCAGATGTAGACAAATTATTCTATATTTTTAGAGTATATCCCACAGGTTCTTGGGAAGATTTAACACCAGCTACACAAACTAATGCAAGTGGTGTAGTAAGTTCAACTACCCGTGCTTATATTACACACAATCCTAATAATAAGACAGCTAAAGAATCTCTTAAAGCTGTGTCTTTAGGTTCTAGTGTTGTTATTCTAAATAAAAATGTACGAGCTGGCTTTAGTTCAGATGTTGGCGGCAAACTTTTTGATTTAAATGGTGTTGTAACAAACACAGATGATATTGAAGGCCGCAAAATTACTTATTATACAGCATCTAAAGTTGCTAAAGTATATAATACAGGTAATGATGGTCTTGCTGCTACAGAAGATGATATTCTTTTAGGATGGCGACCAAGTATTCTTACAGGCAAAGCTGTAAACGGAGGTTCTGCTGATATTCATTTAAATGCTTCAGCATCCAATGCAGTTGGTGCTTATGTAGGAATGAATATTACAATTACAGCAGGAACTGGTGCTGGTCAAACTAGAAGAATCACAGCATATTCAGGTGACACTTCAAAAATTGCCACCGTAGATTCAAATTGGAGTACTAATCCTAGTTCTTCATCTTATTATTCTATTGATTTAAGTACTGTTATTGTTACAGGAACTGCCCAAGCAGGAAGCACTTCAACAACAATTGTATTAGCTTCCACAGCCTCTTCGGTAAATGGTTATTATGCTGGTTCTACTATTACTATAACAAGTGGACTTGGATCAAGTCCAACACAAACAAGAACTATAACTGCATATAATGGTAGTACAAAAGTAGCTACAATAAATACAGCATGGACTACAACGCCAAATACTACTTCTGTCTATAGTATAACAAGTAAAGCTGCTACTTATATTCCAGCTGAAGATTATTTTTATTTTGATAATACTTATGATTATCTTGGTCAAAAAGTAAATGACCTTAGTGATATTCGTTTGCCTCCCGATGACAATGATTGGTTTTCTAATAACTCAGATTTAGATGCCAATAACACAACAGCAAGACAAATGTTACGGTTGTTATATGATAGCGATACAGAATACAAAGACATTATTGATGGTCGTGGTAAGATTTATTTTACTGTAAGCCCTTATTTAAATTCAACTAGTGGGTTTTATCGTGTAATTTCATGGAATCCAACAGGAAATAAGTATTATTATAGTCCAAACGATACTAATAAAGGTATTTATACTTTTTCTGGAACAACCGGAGCAGTAACACATACAACAGAGATTTCTGGATCTGGTCGCCCTTATCTTCAAAAAGTTAGAACACCAGATGAACATTCTTATATTGATCCAAGAAGAATGCCACAAAAACTAACAGTAACTATTGATTCATCAAATGTTACTTCTTGGAAAATGGAGCCAATTAAGTGGACTCCTAGAACATCTGGTGATAAAAAATCTAATCCCGGTCCTAGTATATTTAAAACAGTTGATAGAAAAGAATTAAAACAAGTTCCTATTACTAGTATTACTGTTTTTAAAGATAGACTTTGGTTTGCTGCTGATGATGTAGTCTTTTCATCTCAAACTGGTGAATATGAAAATCTATTCTTAGATGATCCTAGTAATATTGTTACAACAGATCCTATTGATATTCGTATTTCTTCTAACAATTACTGTGAAATTACGAGTATGACACCGTTTGAAGAATATGTATTTATCAATACAAAAGCAAATACACAGTTTCAATTAATGTCTGCTAATGGTCAAGAAATGTCTCCAACCAATGTTGCAGTAGCTCCAGTAACTTATTACTCTACTGCTCCAATTTTAGATCCTCAATTTATTGGATCAAGATTATATTTCTTTGATTCTCAGCGTTTATTCTTGTTTACTGGTAAGGGTAGCATGGGATATGCTTCTGCTGTAGAAGTATCTAGCCAAGCTGCTGGATATCTTCCAAAAAACTATAGGGCAGCAGCAACTGCACCAGCTCAAGATACATTGTTATTTGTTGATGATGACAATCGAAATCATATTTATGGTTATATTAATAGATTTAGCGGTGAAAGAGTTATTCAAAATTCTTTTTATCGTTATATTTTAGCTGAAGAGGATGAAATCGAAGCACTTCAATGCTATGATAATTATATGTATGTTGTTAGCAAAAGAGAAACAGCACCAAATACAGGTACATATAAGTATTATTTTTATAGAAACTTAATGTTAAATGAAGATGTTTATGTTCCGCGTCTTGATCGTATGTTTAAGATGAAGATTATAAATAGCACAAACGAAGCAACACATTGGAATGCTAGTTATGATCCATATACTGCTAAAACAACATATAGAATTCCGGGACATACCAATATAACAGCAAATCAAGAATATTTTGTTGTACTCTTTAAAGGTTGGAATACAAATGAAGAAGATTTAAGCAATGTTGCTATACAACCTTATTCAGTAGAAAACAAAGTTGATAATAATAATAATCCTTACACAGAAATTGTAGTATTAGGTGCGGATTATGCAGTACAAAACTACTATGTTTATATTGGAATTCGTTTCAAGATGAAGGTAGAATTAAGTACTCTTTTTGTACGCGATGAAAATAACAATATTATTGACGGTGTATTAAATATTAGAAGTGCCGTATTTAGGCACTACTTTACTGGTCCATATGATATTGAAGTTACTCATCGTACTCGGCCTGCTTTTACAACAAGCTATCT